CCGAGTGGGGATTAGCGGACAACGGAAAGTATTTTGCGCCGCCTTATTCCATATATGGACAAACGTTTTATCCAATCGCCCGGTCAACGTGGCGTTATGCGTCGTTATGGTTTGGGTTTTATCTGATGGATTGGATATTAGAGGAAAAAGCCCGAAAAGCATATACTTTGCGTGATGCGTTTACATTGTCGTCATGTATCAATGTGCTATTAAAAGAATTTGCGCCCGGAATAACGCATGAAGCGACGCCGGAATACAGCCAATTTCTTTATAACACAAACAATCCTATTTCCGGGCAGTCATTTAAGTTGCTAATAAGTCAGAAAAGTAATATCATTAATGGCGAATATAAAACCCCGGCGCAAAAAGCCCCGATTACATTACAACAGATTATGACGATGTTACGGGATATTTACAAATGTTATTGGTATATTGAGGACGGAAAATTTAAAATTGAACAGGTAAGTTGGTTTAGAAATGGCGGTTCGTATGGATATAACCCGATTATTGATTATGATTTAACACAATTAGAAAACGTTAGGAACGGCAAAAAATTAGCTTTTGCAACGTCTGAATATTCATTTGACAAAGTAGAAATGCCGGAACGTTATCAATTTGAGTGGATGGATGATGTAACAACACCATTTGAGGGTTTACCAATAGAAATTACGTCCAAATATGTAACAGCCGGGAAAATTGAAGAAATTAACATATCAAATTTTACGTCTGACATAGATTTGATGTTGTTAAACCCCGGTGCAATTAGTTCCGATGGATTCGCATTGTTTGCAGCAGTTACGCCGTCCGGCGGCGGACAATTGGAATTGCCATTCACAAGACAAACCGTTGATGGCGTAGAATATTTTTTGCAAAATGGATATTTAGCGTTTATCAATATACAACCGACATATTGGGTTTATGATATGCCCGCACGGAATTTCAAAATAAATAATTCCCCATATTATGCTATGGGAGGATTGGAACGTAAAAAGAAACAAACATTGAATTTCCCGGCAGGAACCACAGACCCAAACCCGATGCTGTTAGTTAAAACATATATCGGTAACGGTCAAGTTGATAAACTTTCAGTAAATTTGTGTAGTCGAAACATTAAAGCAACGTTGAAATATGATACAGAATAACAATATAAGCGTATTGCCGTGGTACACGTCAATAGAGCAGCAGAACCACCGTAAAAGTTACGCATACGGGCAAATATACCCATTGTTCGCACCGGCTGATAGATTATTGCCGTTTCAGATAATAAGAAATACCCGTTCAAATTCTGTTACGTCTGTTATTCTATATGATAAAACCGGAAAACAAATTGCAAATATAACAACATACATGAGGGAAACCGGATTGCAAGTTGTCCGGTTTCGGTCGTTGGGATATGATGTAATATTATACCCGGCAATATTACCCATGCCGTTAAATCAGTTTGACGGAATTTATTATTTGCGGTTATCTGATGGCGTTCAAACGTGGTATTCTGAAATGTTTACGGTTGTGCAGGACGTTTCCGGTTATTTGAAAATTGATTGGTGGGACATTGAAAATTTAGTGTTTGACGCCGGACAAATAGTTTATAAAAATCCGACATTCAAAAACATGTTATATCTTTGTACCGAGTTAGGAAAACCGGATTATGAATTTGAAGAGGACGGCGAGGAAAGGGACGGTTATTTTTTCCCGGAAAAACAAATTTCGGTAAAGACGTTCAAATGTACTATATTGGCACCGGAATACTTATGCGATGTTATGCGTTTTATTCGTATGGCTGATTATATACACATAACGGATAAATACGGCAGGGAATACGATTGCGACACGTTTTTAATTACCCCAAAATGGCAGACGCAGGGAGATTTGGCGAGCGTGGAAATAGAATTTCAGACAGCAACCGTCGTTAAAAAAATAGGTCGTGGATATTTAGGGGCAAATATTGGCGATTTTAACAGCGATTACAATAATGATTTTAATAACGATTAAATTAATTAGTTATGGCGAATTATCAAGAATTAAAACAAGCGATTGCGGATGTTATAAAAACAAATGGCAATCAAGAGATTACCGGAGCAATTTTGCAAAGTACGTTGTTATCTATTGTCAATGGAATAGGAGTAAACAGAACATTTGCGGGTATAGCGACGCCAACAACCGTGCCGGGAACCCCGGACGCAAATGTTTTCTATTTAGCCGCCCAACCGGGGGCGTATGTGAATTTTGGTAGCAATGCAGTTGTTACCGATACCGTCCAAGTGTTTTACAACAATGCGGGCAATACGTGGAGCGCATGGACGTTGCCAATTGCGCCCCAACAAACGACGTATAATATAGCGGCGCAAGATAGTTTTTACCAAAATCGAACGTTAGACAAATCAAACCGGGCAAAATGGGTTGCGGCTTTTACCGGGGTAAAAGTTGTTTTCAACAATATTATCCCCGCTAATTATCCCAACATACAAATTGCCGTTTCATTGGTACGTCGTAGAACGGAAACAAACCACGAATTACGTTTTAAGATAAATACGGGTTCGGGTTGGGCGTATATTGGTTCAAATTGGGCAGATGCAAACAGCCCGGAAAATGCTAACGGAGGTGCAACGCCATACAACCGAACGTTTGTTTATGGTGCGGGAACCGTTCAGATACAATGTGCAATTGATTGGTCAGCATTTGCAATCGGTTCGTCAATCTTTGTTGACGATGCTTCTGACGCAACCCCGTATTATGTGTTGTCGCCCAACAATATTTTTTTATCGGACTTAAATACTTTAAATCCGTCAACAATTGATTTATCCAGCAGGCAGGCAAATATAATCAATAACGGTGTTAGAACGTTTGTGCCAAATTGTGCGGCAGCACCCGGAAATGCACCGTTACCCGTTTATGTATTCAAAACGCCGTACAAATTTTCCGACAATCTTAATTATTTCTTTGAGATTGGAGCAAAAACAAGTTCAATCGGCAAAGTTGGATATAAGACAATGACGATTTCGTTTTGGGGACGTTCAAGTAATTCGACATGGAATTACTATACGCCTAAATTCTTTTGGAGCGACGGCAACACGACCCCAGTACGTTTGTGTATTAGTTCTGACGGCTTTATTTGTATAGCCATAGGAGCCGACAATATAAGGTTATCAACAACGTTGGGGGGCAACCTTGCATTATATATAAAAAAGGTCGGATTGGATAAGTTAGGCGGCAATGTTCCCGAACCTTTATATGACGGTTGGAGTATTACCGGAATGCAAAGTTTGGATGATACATATACAAACATATTCCAAGTCGAAAACGGGAACGCACAAGGAAATACATTGCAAAACGGATACCAAATAAAACCAACCCCAATCGATATTGCAACCACATTTACACCATTGGTTGCCGTCTCTTTGGGAGGTTCACAATATCCGGGTTATAAAATGAAAATTGCATTGCCCGTCGCTTTTACCCCGTCGTTAAATACGGCATATCGTATGCGCATACAGATAAAGGATATATCAAAAAAAGGTTATGGTATTACGGAGGCTATATTGGAATTTTTTGGGAGTTCGGTATCTCCATATCTTCGATATGGAGTAATTTACAAAGATGCACGTTTCCCAATGGATGTGCGGGTTGGACTGAATGGAACACGTTATTATGTATTGTTAGACGGCGATTTGTGGGGTAGTACCGTTGTTACAATACCGGAATTTACGGCGTATAACAATACGACCTTAAACGATACATTAATAAGTGATTTTGTGTTTTCGACATACACAGAGGACGAATTGGCAGACTATGTAACCATATATACCCCCCCGGTATATCAAAATGCAACAATTGATTATGTAAATAATGCGATAAGCAACATAGAAAATGTTGTACAACCCGTAAAAGCAAAAAGTTACGCAATTTTTGGTTCTTCAAAATCCACGACACGCAATGCGTATTCCGGTTGGTTGGCTTATTTGGTTGACGGTTTGTTAGCACTTGCGAACAAAACAACGAATTTGATAACAACGGGAACCGTTGCAAATCGTCCATATAATCAAAAGGTATTGACAAATACAGCCAAAGGGATTGTTAACAAAAAAATAACGGGCGTTGGCAGTTCATTAGCTTTTACCGTATTCGGTTCGCACGTCGATTTAGTGCAATTTATTGAGCGAACAACCAATTACGCAACATTTGATATTTACGACAATGATGTAAAAATTGGCTCTTATAACAATCGTAATAAAACAATGTTGGGACAACGTACACAGACATTTGCCGGAACGGGTGCGCAAAAGTCTTTTGTTATCGACCATTTGGATAGTTATAATTTTGCCGTTACAGTTAATGGAACGGCAAAAACGGTATCCATGAACCCCGGTTTATCCGGCGGCGATTGTTACGCAGTTCGTACAATAATGACATTTGCCCCGTATAATGACGGACAACCCCGCCGTATATTGTATTTCCCGGTTGCCCCGGCAAATGGTACGACAATCCAATTGACGTATAACGTAGGACGTGCGATTGGCTTTACTCAATCGGATTTCAACGAGGACGAAAACGGGAATACGGAAAATACAAATCCCGTAAATATTGCAAGCCTTACGGCGGATGCGGTTACACGTAAGGGTTATCCGTTAAGCCCTGTTATTAACAACCCGGATGCCGTGTTGCGTTTTTCATTTGACGCATACGGTAAGCACCGTATCAAAATAGTAATTACAGGTGGAACCAATCCGTATTTCGATTTTGATTTTGCGTGCGCCGAATTAAATGACTTTATGAACGCCGCATTTGGCGGGTATGATTTGTTTAGGGCTATTAGCGAAAACCAATGGCACGATTGGCGATGCGTTCGTTATTTGCCTTATTTTGATGTTCTAATGTTGGAATATGGAGCAAACGACGACCGTTATCAAATCGACCGGGTATTGGTTCGGGAACAAACATTCACGTTGGAGGAAATAAAGAACGTCAAGTTAAAGGAGGTTATTTATATTACTAATACGGGAAACACAAGTTTTCAAACGGGGTTATGTACCGGAACAATACAGGCAATTACGCCTTTTTCTTTGACGTCTGACGATATAAAGACGTCAGAAATTGAGGTTGGCGATTTTATCAAAATCGGCGAATATCGTAGCGATTGGCGGGAATTTGCAGTTAGAACGGTTGCAACGGTTGATAAAGTAAACGGCGTTGTTACATGGGTTAAACCGTTCAGCGTATCGGAAATATGGCATTACAATAATTTGTCCGATATGGTCGGCGCACAATTTGCCGTTCGTCGATTGGGTCAAGTTCGCACTAATTACAACACATTGGTTGAGAAATTCAAGGCGTCAAACCCTAATGCGCAATTATTAGTCATTGGTATAAGTGCATTTAACACGAACGATTATTGTAGCGGTTGGGGGTATAACGAATTACAACAGGAAATAGCCGACCAACACGACGGTACATTCGTTAATATATCCGACGAACAAATACGTTTTAACGACGGTGCGTTGTCTAACCCAAAAATCATAAACATACCGTCGTCGGGCGTTGCAGATTATGTAGTTGACGGGGCGGACATTGGTAACGTTAATCGTGCGTTCCGTGTATGGGTAAACGGCGTTGATGTTACCGGAATTGATGCGTATGTTGAACGTACCGACGGTTGGTTTGTTACATCTGACGTTGACCCGTCGTTAATTCATTTAACGAAGGGTCAAGATTGGAACCAAGTTGTACCGTTTGCAACCGATTACGCCGTTAAGCCTGTAAAGGTTCATTTTTACGGGAATGTTCCGGCGTCAAGCGATACAATACAATTGGTTGTCGGCGGTTTTGGTTGGAGTGACGACGGGGTACACCAAACAGAAAGCGGAAACCAAACATACGGAAGTTGTATTTTAAAAGCAATTACCCAATAACTAACTAATGGGAGGGCGGGAAACCGCCCGCCCTATTTCATTTATGAATATGCAAGAACGTAACATTATCAACGGAACAACCACGGTTGACAACCGCACGGAATTTATGTTGTGCGAGATTATAAAGCAATAACCAAAACGGGGGCGGTTTACCGCCGCCCCTTAACTCTTTATTTATGGACGATATGGATAAAATTTTTAGTTGGGAACAATGGCGTATGATATTCGCCACGACCGCAAGCCCGTTATTTGCATATCTGACCTCGACGGCGGGGTTTATGTATGCGTTAGTTATTATGTTTGCGTTCAACATTTGGGCGGGAATGAGGGCGGACGGCGTGGCGATAAGGAATTGCAAACGCTTTTCGTTCCATAAGTTTAAGAACGCATTGGCGGAATTGCTTTTGTACGTCGTTATTATACACGTCATTTATTCCGTTATGTTGCAATGTGGCGACGACGGGGCGGCAATGATTGTTATTAAGTCGCTTACATACGTGTTCATGTATGTATATTTGCAAAATGCGTTTCGCAACTTAATTAAGGCATACCCGAAGAAAATTGCCTTACGGATAATATACCATGTTATCCGGTTGGAATTTACACGGGCGTTGCCGTCTTATTGGCAACCAATAATCGAGCGTTTCCAAAAGGAAACCGATGACGATATTATTAACGATAAAGAAAAGGAGGTAAGAAAATGAAACCTATTGTTATTTTAGACAACGGACACGGCGAAGAAACCGCCGGGAAACGTTCCCCGGTTTGGGACGACGGTTCCCAATTGTTTGAATGGGAGTTTAACCGTGACATTGTACGCCGTATTGCGGCGATGTTAAAAGCCGATGGCGTAAAGTTTGAAATTTTGGTACCGGAGGAAACCGACGTATCATTACCGGAGCGTTGCCGCCGTGCAAACGTTATCCATGCGGATTGCGGCAACAACGCCGTTTTGTTTAGCGTTCACGGGAACGCCGGAGGCGGCACCGGGTGGGAATGTTATACCAGCGTAGGACAAACGAAAGCGGATGCAATCGCAACCGTACTTTGTAATGAGGCGGAAAAAGAGTTTGCCCCGGATGGTTGGAAAATGCGCTTTGACCATACCGACGGCGACCCGGACAAAGAAAACCAATTTTACATTCTGAAACATACGGTTTGCCCGGCGGTATTATCTGAAAACTTTTTCATGGATACCGAAAAAGATTGCCGTTTTATGTTGTCAGACGCCGGGCGTGAACGTATTGCAAAAATTCATTATGAAGCGATAAAACGTATCTTATGAAAAAATATTTAATAATAGCGGCAATTGCTTTGGCGGTTGCCGCCGTTGTCACTATATGGGTGCAACGTTCCCGGATTAATACGTTGACCGGGGAAAGGGACAAATACAGAACCAACACGGAAACGTTATTGCAGGAAGTTTCCCGATACCAAACGAAAGATAGTTTGAACGCCGCCAAAGTTGGGGTTTTGGAACTGAAATTGTCAGAGTTTGAAAAATACCGGGCGAGCGATGCGGAGTTGATAAAGACGTTGCAGACAAAGAACCGGGATTTGGAACGGGTTACAACAACCCAAATGGAAACAATCAACGAATTGCGGGCAACCGTCCGGGACAGCATTGTATATTTGCCCGGAGATACGGTTACGACCGTTGTACGTTGTATTGAGTATTCCGACAAATGGGTTGACTTTGACGGATGTATTATAAATAATACTTTTTCGGGCAAAATTATAACACGGGATAGCCTTTTAATAACGGAAACTGTGCAATATAAGCGTTGGTTAGGTTTTTTATGGAAAACAAAACGGATAAAAAATCGTGAATTTGACATTGTTTCAAAAAATCCACATACAAAAATTACCGGATTTGAGGTTATAACAATCGAAAAATAACTATATTTGCGGCAAACGGGGATAGTTCGGAGTAGCTACCGGATGAAAAAAGATGCAACCACTTTTCCCCGTTTCCCTTTTTTGGTTGCTTACTTAAATGGTTGTATAATGGAAATTTGGAAAGATGTACCCGGATATATAGGGTTGTATAAAGTGAGTAATTATGGGCGTATAAAATCCGTTAAGAAACAATTAGTTTTGAAAACATGTGGTTCCGGGAATAGATATAAAACCGTTGCTTTATGTAATGGGATGCGCAAAACGTTTCGAGTACATAGATTAGTTGCGGCGGCTTTCATTCCGAACCCGGACAACAAACCATGTATCGACCATATCGACGGCGACCGAGCCAATAACCATGCGGACAATTTGCGTTGGGTTACATATTTGGAAAACAATAATAATCCTATTACGAAAAAGCGATTGAGCGAAAATAACGCAAAAAATATGCAAGGTAAAGAGGGCGTATTGCATCCAAATTCAAAACCTGTTAGAATGATGAAAAACGGGGTTTGTCTTAAAATATACCAATCTATACATTTAGCCAAAAAGGACGGGTTTAACGATACACTAATAATCCGATGTTGTAAAGGGCGTATGAAAAAACATAAGGGTTATAATTGGGAATACATATAATAGGCGTAACAAGGGATTGTAACCAAGCGTTGCAACCCCGTTTTTGTTTTTGCCCGTTTTTAGCCCCGTATTTCGATTATTTTGTTTGAATGGATAAAGTACCCACCCCGGCAAATAAAGTGGCTTAAAATGAAAATTCGCCAAAAATAACTTTGCGGGGAGCCAAAAGAACCGTTTTTTGTCCGCAAATCGAAAATAAAAGAAAATTCTTTTGGTAGTTAAAATAAAATGCCCTATCTTTGTGCCATGTTAATAAAACGACCGGGCGTTTTCCCGGCAACAAAAAGAGCGATACAATGAAGCCCGAAGATATTTACAACGGTTTGGAATATACAACAAGAGAGATTAACCGTACTTTCAAAATCAAAGTAAACGGATTGTTCAACGGCAAAAAGATTAACACGTTGGTTGGCGTTTCCGGTTTGATTAAGTTAGTAGGCGTTGAAATGGCGAACAAGTTATTGCGCCGTGCTTTCCGTTATGTCAAAGACGCCGAACATTGTAAGTTGCGCCGGGGTTTGAAAATATCCTTTTATTATTACTAATCCGACCGGGCGGGTTCCCGGAACCAAATAAATTTCAAATATGGAAACAAAGAAAAGAACACAGGCGACGGACATTGCCGAGATTGCAACCAAGTTAGACGGCAAAGTTAAATTTTCGTCAATCATTTACAGCCAACAAATGTTGTCGGAGAAATACCGGGAAACAGGGGTAAACGATATGTATTTTATCGGCAAAAAATTTGGGTTGTGGTTTTATACAAGCCGGGCGGCATTAGATAGCCTTTGTTATCTGCAAAACCCTAAATTCCCGACGTGGGTATTGTGCGAAAATTCATTGAGTTTGTACGAAATAAGATAATAACCCGCCGGGGGTTCGTCCCCCGGCACAATAACAAAGATTATGGCAAAGTATATTTTGAGCAAGAAAGCGAAAGGCAAAAAGTATCAGTACACCGTTACCGACGAAAAAGGCAACGTTATTTCAACAAGAACGTCCGCCCGTGATTATGTGGCGTGTACCGCCAACGGCGAATTTTATTTTGGGCGGTTGGACTTAATCGGCAAAGGCGACCACGGCAAAGGGTTGAGCCGCACGACGGAAATATTGGCAAATCCCGAACGGGCGTATAAAAAGCAAGTCGCATACTTTGTGCCGTCTTATCGGAAAGAATGGATTGCCGAGAACCCCGCCGACGAATGGATTGCCCGCAATGTTAATTGGGCAACCGAACGCCAAAAGGAATTAAACGCAATCGCATATTTACAGCCGGGGGAATAACCCCGGCTTTGCCTGTTATGGATATACGATTGACAGAGGAACAACGGGAAATATTGAGCGGTAGAATTTGCCCGTATTGCCACGTTCCGACCGAGTACAAAAATAGTATTGAGGTTTACGGCGTTGATTATGGAATGATTTATTATTGTCCCCAATGCGGGGCGTATGTGGGTGTTCATAAGGGAACCGACCGGGCAAAGGGTCGATTGGCAAACGCCGAGTTGCGCCGATGTAAGATTGAAGCGCACCGATATTTTGATGAGTTGTACAAACGTGGACTAATGAAGCGACGGGAGGCGTACAAATGGTTATCCGACCAATTGGGATTACCCCCGGAATATACGCATATTGGAATGTTTAACCCCGAAACGTGCGCAAAGGTCGTGGACGTTTCAAAAAAGTATTTATTAACCATGCGATTTGCATTAAGACGACAGGATAAAATAAAAGCGCATTTTGAACCCAACGGGGACGAAATGTTGAACCGGATAAAAGAGAGTTTAACCCGGTTTTTTGCCGCCGACCGTTCGGAGTTCCCGGAGGGATACCGGGAACTTGAGGACTGTTTTAACCAATTGCCGGGGGAACCATACCCGACCATTGCAATAAACGACGTCGGTAACGACGACCGAATGATTGAATTTTATGTTACCGGAAAACAATACGACGTTTACCACGTCGCATTTAAGGGGTTTACAAAGGGTTAAGATATGGAAAGCGTAATTATTGAGGAAATGCGGGCGTTCTTACGATTGGATTTGCCCGACCGACAAAGACAATATTTTACCGATACAATCGCCGTCGCAAAACGTGTTGAGGTCGTAAAAGCGGCGGACGTATTCGACGAACGGGAAATTGAATTGATACGCCGGACGGTTCGCCCGGCAGTCAAAGAGTGTTATAAAAATGCGCATTTGCTGACGTTGTTATTTCCCGACCGGGTGCAATACGTTGAGGGCAAAACGAACGTATTTATACCAATCGACCACGCATTTAACCGGGTCGGGAACAAATATATTGACATTACGTTTGAGTTCGCATTGGGGTTTTTAGACCCAACGCAATACGAATATGTGGCGTTTGGGGAATATCCGGCGGGCGTTATTGAGGAAATAACCGACCAAACGGGATATTATGGCAATATATACCGATTTTGTTATTGTGCGGCGCAAATGGCGTTGGAAAAGATGAACCCCCGGACCTAACAGATACGCCGGGGATTCGGTACGCAGTAACCGAGAGCGATTTTTGGTAATGCGGTATTGCAAAGGTAGGTTAAAAATCGGATATTTCACGCACCCGGCAAAAATGATTTCGCAAAACAAAGATTATATTTTTGGTAATTAAAAAAATCTTTCTACCTTTGCAGAACAAAAGATTAACAGCCTACCCGGAGGGATACCGGGAAATGATATGAAAATAAAAGAAAGTGAGCAATTAAAGATGTTGGCGACCGAAAGCGGGAAAACAGCCAACCAAGTATCCGAAACAATCGTTACGGAGTTAATCAACAAACAGATTATCGAGAACATAAGCGACAATTGGGGGGTTCCCGGTCGCCGATTGTTACGAACGGGATGTTACCGTTGTGGAAATGGTGGACGTTATCCGGGCAATTGGTATTTACCCGGTTCGTTCCGTCCATTTGGACGCCCTGTTGGAATGTGTATTGATTGGCGACGATGATTGCCCGGAGTGTGGCGGGGAAATGGAGGTTACAGACGGCGAGTATAGACGTACCGGAGGCGACGGATATTTGACCCCGCCGGAATATAGCCCGATTTGGGAGGAAAAAACGTGCCGCAATTGCGGATACAAAGAGAGCAACGAACCAAGTTATTAACAAAAAAATTTAAGTTATGGCATTGAGATTAAGAGTAAACGAAGCAATCGCCCGTTCCGAGGCGAACGGGAAAAAGGTTTTGAAAAAAGACATTGCCGCCCGTCTTTTTGAGGGTGCAAGCGAGAGCGCACAACAGGTAAATATGACGAATTTATGTAACGGCACGACCAAACGGATTGTCCCGGAATGGGTCGTTATTCTTTGCGAAATGTTGGATTGTACGGCGGATTACCTGTTTGGCATGGAGGGCGGAAACAATGAAAAGTAAGTTTATCGAATGGTTGGAAGCCGCCGCCGAAACCATGTTTTCCGGGTTGTTTCAAGCGAAAGCCCTAATTGTTACGTTTGGCGCATTGGGGTTATGTTGTTTGATTGGCGCATTTTGGAACCCGTGGCAATTGTTATTTGCGGCAATGTGCGCCGCAATGGTATTATGTGGAATTTCAGAATATAAAAAGTACAAGTAATGAGAGCAAAGAGCGATAAACCGGGCGACCCGGTAAAAGAGGTTGCGGGAACCGTCGGCAATGTTGCCCCGGATATGTTCCCGGAGATTAACGAGGAACAACAAACAATTATTCCCCCGTTCGTTGATGTTCAACCGGAACAACCAACCGGAGTGTTTGAGATAATACCGGGCATGACGGTTGAGGAAATGACGGCAATGTTTTTCGACGAAAAAACATTGATTGAACCCCCGTATAAGGTTTGGCAGTTAAACAGCAAGGGACACCGATATTATTACCGATATGACGACGCCGGGAACCCGGAGTTTTTCCCGTCGGTTACAACCATATTGTCCCAAACATTACCCAAAGCCCCGCACCTTATAAATTGGATTGCGAACAAAGGCATTGAGGAAGCCGAGCGATACAAAGGCGAACGGGCGGCGTATGGAACGTTTATGCACGCCGCATTTGAGGAATTATTGATTAACCGGGCGTATGATTTGGACGGACTGAAAGGCAAACTAAAAGAATACATTGAGGTTTACCGATTGCCGGACGACTTTATTTATTACGCCGACGATTTGAAAAAGGACGTATTGGCGTTTGCGCAATTCGTATTGGATTATGATGTACGACCGTTAGCCGTTGAAATTGCGTTGGTACACCCGTATTACAAGTACGCCGGAATGATTGATTGCCCGTGTACCATGCGGGCAAAGATTGGAAGCGACGACCGGATTAACGCAATTGTCGATTTCAAAAGCGGGCGCAAAGGCTTCTACGAGGAAAGCGAAATACAATTGGGAATGTACCGGGATATGTGGAACGTCAATTTTGAGCAATTCCCCGTTACCCGTATTTTCAATTTCAGCCCGAAAGATTGGCGCAAAAAACCGTCTTACAATCTGAAAGAGCAAACCGAAAGCCCCAATATACGCAAAATCCCCTATCTGTTGGAGATTGCCGCCATTGAGGACGAAAAGCGGGATAATACGTTTACGGCGGTTAATGGTATGGTTGTTTTGGACGATAACCCGGATTTGTCCCAAAATGTAATATCGTTGTCTTTGGCGGAATTGATTAAGACGAAAGCCCCCAAAGAGGCGACCCCGGACGAAACCACGGACGCCGCCGATACCGTCAAAGCGGATGCGGTTGCCCCGGAACAAACGCCGGAACCGGAGATTAAGAAAACAAAGATTGTCAAACGCACCGGGAAAACGGCAAAGGAGGCGGAAAAGAAGCCCGACACGGGACGAAAGGCTGCAAAACGGACGGTTGCACCGGAAAAGGAACAAAAGCCCGCAAATGCGCCAAAAAAGCCCAAAAACGAGAATAAGAAAAGATTGTTGAACGACGACCCCGAAATATGAAAACGATAAAAAGATTTGATTGCTATTTGATAAACAAAAACGGCGTTGTTTTCTCTAAAATAACGGGGAAAGAATTAAAGCCGTTTTTGCGTAAGGGTTATTTGTGCGTTTGTCTTTATAATTTTGGTATAAAATATACTATCTATGTTCATAGATTAGTTGCCGAAACATATATTGATAATCCACGAAATAAACCATGTATCGACCATATCGACGGGAACCCGTTTAATAACCATGTGGATAATTTGCGTTGGGTTACACATTCGGAAAATAACAATAATCCGATTACAAAACAACGGCAATCTAAAAGCGCAAGTAAGCCAATGACGGGTAAATTTGGAGCCAATAACCACTTATCAAAAGCGGTTTTAATGCTTAAAAATGGCGTTGTTATTAAAGAATACCAATCTATAAATTTGGCAGAAAGGGACGGTTTTAATAATTCGCTAATAGTAAGATGTTGCAAAGGATTACGCAAAAAACATAAAGGTTATGAATGGAAATATAAAAGGTAGAATTGTTAGACCGGAGGCGGAAAAATCCCGTTTGATTTTGCCCCGTGTCGGACAAATAAAAATCGGAATGAAAAACGCCAACGGATACCCGCAAAGCGTGGATTATTTCATACCAACGGGAAAGTATGCCGGGTTATTTACACAGGCATACGGCGAAAAGCCCCAAACAATACAAATCGTATTCCCGGACGACGACCCGGCGAAAGTATGCAACGAGCGGTACGAGTACCGGGACGACGACGGACGATTGATTGCGGCGGGCGACGGCGAAACGTTCCAAGTTTGGGACGGCAAAAAGTACGAAACATTGACAACGGAGGAATACCCGAATTTGATGTTGGCTATTACCAAGCGTTACCCCAATCGGAAAAGCAAACAGGACGGACACGACGGTTGGGAAATTACGTTGACATTGAATTTTATTGTACCGTTGGTACGTGGCGTTGCCGGGGTATGGCAGTTTTCAACAAAGGGTACGGCGTCCACAATCCCGCAAATCCGGGAAACATTCGACGGTATGTTGGCGGAACGGGGATTTTGTAAGGGAATTATATTTGATTTGAACGTACAATTTGCCACGACCCAAAAGCCCGGCGACAAATCCCGTTTCCCTGTTGTTTCATTGGTCCCGAACGAAAGCCCGGACAATGTTTTAAGAGTGCGCAAAGCGTGGGAACCTGTTAAACAATTGGAGGGCGGCGACAATGGCACGGAAATTTGACATTGAATTGAACGATATTATTACGCTGACTTATACAGACAATAATACAGGACGACGACAACAAACCAAGTTAAAAGCCGTTGAGCGTAAAAGTAACAGTTGCGAAAATTGTTTTTTGCAACAATATTCATGTTATCGTTTTTCTTGCAATGGTGCAAACCGGGCGGATAAAACGGATATTAAATTTTTGCAACATGACAATTAGAGATAGTAATTATATAACCATTTTAGCCCCAATGATTACCCGGTTAAAGTTGAAAGGTAACGAATTGTTGGTTTTCGCTTTGATACATGGGTTTAGTCAAGACGGGGAAAGCCGTTTTAAGGGGTCGTTGCGATACCTTATTGAGTGGACGGGATTAGATAAAACAACCGTTATAAAGTTGCTCAAATCGTTGGTTGAAAAACAGTATATTAACAAATTTGAGTACGAAAAAAATAAGGTTCGTTATTGTGAGTACACGACGAATTATTGGGCGGCTTTGGAGTGGTTGGAAAATCCCACCACCCCCCCGGTTGGAAAATCCAACCACCCCGGTTGCGAAACACCACCACCCCCCCGGTTGCGAAACACCACCACCCCCCCGGTTGGAAAATCCAACCCTATATTAAATACTGAAATAGATAATTCTTTTGGTATTGATAAGGATAAACCCGCCAACGGAGTTGCCGGGGATTTGTTCCCGGACGAACAATTGGAGGTTCAGAACGATAAAAAAAGAACGTCGATATTTCGCAATTCCGATGTTTACAAATTGGTTAAGTTCGGGGCGGACGGCGTAAATGATTATTCCGAGTTTGAAAAACTGTTTGCGACGCCGGAATTTGAAAAGGTCGATTTGATTTATTATTTCCACACGGTCGCCGATTGGTCGGAAACCAAACAGGGAGTTAAGCGAACCCGCACGGGTTGGATTGCGACGGTACGCAATTTTATCCGGGGCGACATTGAGAAAAAGAAATTGCATTTGAAACCGGAATACCAAGCCCCGCAAAAACAGTTGAACGTGGCGGGCGCAATGGAATTTCTTAACAACGATTATTGATTATGGAAAATTTGCCGGAAACAGTAAATACGCAATCCGTGGCGTTGGCGATATACAACCCAACGCCCGGTACAAAAGCAATCGACATACGCCGACAAATGTTGCAATTACCGGAGGTTGCCAAATCGTTATCCGGGGTCGAAAAGTACATTTTCGCCGCCTCAACGAAAATGCAAATTGCCGATATTGACGACGGCACGTTGATTGCGAAAACCGGGCAAATGTTCCGGTTTATTGCAATGGACGTCGGGTATATAATCCCGACCAATCCGGAAGATTGGGCGTACATTTGTACCCGGTTGTTGGATATATTCAAAAAATACTATTCGCAAATGACATTGGCGGATATTAAGTTGGCATTTGAGTTGGCGACAACCGGGGAATTGGACGACTATTTGCCGAAAGACAGCCAAGGCAATCCGGACAAAAAGCATTACCAACAGTTTAACGCCGATTATTTCGCAAAGATATTGAACGCATACCGCCGGAAACAAAACGGGGTTATAAATAAAGCGTATAAGGCATTGCCGGAGCCGAAAAAGGAATTGACACCGGAGGAAAAACGGTATTACCACAATCAAGCCGTCGCCCGATGTAGGGAGGTATTTTTGCAATACAAATATACCGGGCGGTTTGTGTTGGGGATTACTGACGGAATGTTAATTTATGATTGGTTGCGAAAGTTGGGTTTTGCCAATGAGGTTGCCGGAACCGAAGACGACCGCAAACAAGCATTTGCCCGATATATGCAACGTGTCGCCCGTGGGTTCGTCAACAAGTACGAGGCGTACCACGTCCAACGTAAGGGAACCGACGCCCCGGAGTTGGATTTTACGGCGTATGAGATAGCGAGGGACAAAGAGATTGCCCGGACGTTTGACCGAATGATTGCCGACGAATTACAGATTGATAACTATTTAGATTTTTGGAAATGAACAAAATAACGATTGATTGTATTATTGGGATTGACCCCGGAAAAACCGGGGGGATTGCCGTTTGGCGTCCGAACCATAAAACCGAGGTAATAAAAATGCCGGGCGACCTTATGGAGTTGCGGCAATGGTTTAATTATATGAAAAGTATTTGCCGCCCGTTGGTATTCGTCGAAAAGGTTCAATTGCGCCCGGACGACGTGAACGACAACCCCGGTAAGGCGTTCCGGGTTCAAAAACTGTTATCCGAGTTCGAGAAACTGAAAGCGATAATTGCCATGTGCGACGTACCGTTTGTTTTGGTACACCCCCAAAAATGGCAAAATGAATTGAAATTGCGGGTTAAGGGAGAGGAAAAGCCGGAGCGCAAAAAGCGATACCAACGAGCCGCCGCCGATTATTACCCCGATGTTAAGGCGACGTTGTGGAACGCCGACGCCCTTATGATAATGCACTTTGGACGGTACATTTTGCACAACAACCCCCGTTGGGTTTTGGAGAATTTGCCCGCCCCGATGCACGACCGTTTATTTTAAGCCCCGTATTTCGATTATTTTGTTTGAATGGGTAAAAGTATGGCAGACGAAAACAAAAGCCCGCAAATCGAAAATACGGCGAAAATAACGTTGGAAGAATTGGCGTACATGGTTAAACAGATGCGCCACAACCAACGGAGGTGCGAACGGAACCCAACGCCGGAAAAGATTGCAACCCGGACGGCATGGGAACAAAAAGTTGACGGCGTTATTGCCGTCTTAACAGATACGCAAATGAAATTATTTTGATTTTATCCCGGTACGCTTTGCGACGTATCGGGATTATTTTTTTACCCTAACACGAAAATAAAAGAAAAAAATTTTGGTAATTAAAATATTTACCGTAATTTTGTGGCATGAAATAACAACGACCGGGCGTTTTCCCGGAAAATAAAAACCGAGAGTATGGATACATTAGAAACAGCAAAACAGACAAAAACGGCTTATTTCATTGAGTACGTTTACCCAATCGACGCATACGGCAAACAGTCGTTTTATTTTCAGTTGGTACGAACCAAAGATTGTGCGATATTATACGCCAATGAAAATATAAATAATGTTTTTATAGCGTGTTGGAAAATGGATATTTCGCATAAAGACGTAACGATATGGTAACGGATGAATTGGGAGCCGTTCGCCATGCAATGACGGCAAAAGAGTTGGACGACCTGTATAAGCGTTTGGAAAACTTTATTGCCGATTGCACCCGGTCGGAGGTTGACGCCAACCGGGATGCGCTTAACAAGGTGCAAAGCATGATACACCAAAGAATGATATTAACAAACAAATAAGTAGTAACCGCCGGGGGCAACCCCGGCATAAAAAGAGCGATAAAATGATTATCAAAAAATTAGAGTTGTCGAATTTCCAAGTAATTAAGGAGTTCAACGCAGATTTTGAGGGTAATATATATTTCATTACCGGGGACAATGAGTTAGGAAAATCCACGCTATTAAAGGCAATCGGGGCGTTGTTGACCGGGAACCGGGACGCCGTGTTGCGTAATGGCGAGGACAAAGGGTTTGCCAAAATGGTTGTCGGCGACGACGGCGAGGAATACGACGTTGAATTGCGGTTTACCAAAGCCAACCCCCGTGGTACGTTATCAATCAAACAGAAAACAACCGGGATGCGGTCGGATAACGTAAGTATGTTGCAAAAGGTTTTCGGATATACGGATTTTGACGCCGTGGAGTTTTCCCGGTGGTCTGAAACCGCCGAGGGTCGCCGAAAGCAAGTGCAATACGTCCGGGCATTGTTGCCGGAGAATGTGCAAAAACGTATTGCCGAGATTGACGCCGAGGTTATGACCGTTAAGGAGAAAAGAAAGGACGCCAACGCCGAGGTCAAGACGTACACGACCATTTGCGCCGCCGCCGAAAGGCAGTTGAAACCGGGCGACGTAAAAACGTATGCCGAGAAAATCGACATTGCCGATTTAATGGAGGAACAAAACGAGAACGCCCGGTTGATTGAGAAAGCGAAAACTGTGCGTACCGCATTGCAAACCCGGACGGAACAATTGGAGGCAATCCCCGGTCGTATCAAAGCCGCCGAGGAAACCAAGAATACAGAGATTGACGCCGCAATAAAGTATGAGGCGGAAGCCCAAGCCGAATACGACCGTATTGTTGCCGAGGCAAAAAAGGCATTGGAAGCGGCAAAGAAAAAGAGCAAAGCGGATGCGAAAGCCGCCGCCGACAAATACGACGAAACATTGGCGCAAATCCAAACGGATAAAGCCGATTACGAAACCCGTAAGAACAACGCCGCCGCATGGTTGGCAAAGTACGAGGAAAATAACCCGGAGAATTTGGATACAGCCGAACGCCTCAAACAAGCCGAGGAACACAACAAAATAAATGCGTTGGTTGTGGACTATCTGACGAAGAAAAAGCAAAAGGAAGCCGCCGAAAAAGTCGCCCAAACCCACGAAAAAAAGTTGTCGGATTTGCTCAAAGAGCGGGAAAACCTTATTGCGAAATCGGAATTGCCGATTGCCGGGTTGACGTTCACGGACGACGGATTGGAGTTAAACGGCGTTCCTTTCGTCGCCGGGAAAGTGTCGGATAGTCAGATAATGGAGGTCGCCGCAAAATTGATTATCGCAAGCAATCCAACCGTTAAGGTATTCCGCATTGCGAGGGGCGAAAGTTTGGGCGCAAAACGTCTGCAATCCCTTATCGAATTAGCCCGGAAAGAAGGCTATCAAGGATTTATCGAGGAAGTCAAGCGAGGACAGGACGATTTAATTATTGAGGAATACAGCGAAACCGAGTAATTAACCGGGGGCGTCGGTTCCCCGGCGTCCCTTAAACAAAACAATATGGAAGTTAAAGAAATGACAATTGAGGACGTGTTGAAAACGCCGTTGTTTTTTGAGAATGTGAAACGCCAATTAACGAGCCTTTGGAACGACCGGGAGAAAGCCCGTAAGGATGCGACCCGGAATAATACGAGGTTGCGGGCGCACGTTATCGACCGTATGCACAATGCCGGGCAGTGGGAACCGGGAAATTTCGTTATTATTTTCGCAAAAGTGTTGGATAAGGTCGCAACCGGGTATTCGTCGAGCGAACGGGCGTTTATCCGTGCGGTTGGAATGACAGCGTTTAATGTCACAATGCAAAAGTTAATCGACGATGAGAAAGCGAGAAATAACGGCAACGGGGACGATAAATAATAACGGCGGGTTGGCAATGTACATGGGCGAATTAAACGAATTTTTCAAGGGTTGGAAAGGTTCCCGGATAATTGCCCGGTTTATTGTTGCGTCGCCCGGTTCGTCCGAGGCTTTGAAAGGCTATTATTTCAACTATGTTGTACCCACGTTCCGACACGCCATTTGGGAGACGGGCGAACGTCTTACGGAGGAACAAACGGAACGGAGGTTGCGGGAGTTTTCCCCAATTATGTACGTCGAGCGGGTCAACGAGGAAACCGGGAAATATTCCCACGAATTGCGCACCGTGGCGGAATTGTCGAACGCCGAGTTAATCGAGCATATCGAAACACTCAAACAGATTGCCGCCGAGGAATACAACACGTATATTGACGACCCCCGAACGTTGTAAGGTATGTTTTGCAAGTGTAACGGAAAGCGTAAGAATTACCCGTTGGCGGGTTGGCGGATTATTCGCCACGAATACACGCCAAAGCATTACAGCCGGATAAAGTGTTTGCGTTGCGGGTGCGTTTGGATTACACGGGCAAAATATGTTGAGCAAACGCCCAACGACGACGGGCAAAAACGATTATTTAACGAATAAAAAAGTAACGAGAGTATGAAATTTGAATTAAAAGACATTTGTTTTTTTGATTGCGAAACAACAGGAGTACCCGCAAAGGGTTTGAAATGGGATGCGGATTTTAACCAATTCCCGCACGTCGTACAATTGGCGTGGGCGTTCGGCGACAAAGAACGCAGTTTTATAATTAAGCCGGACAATTACGAGATACCGCCGGAAACAACCGCAATACACGGAATAACGACCGAACGGGCAATTGCCGAGGGTGTACCGTTTGCCGAGGTTATCGACGAATTTTTGACGGATGCCGCCGCCGCACCGCTTGTATGTGCGCACAACATTTATTTCGATACGTCGATGTTGAAAGCGAACATTTTGCGTTATTGCGGCAAAGAGTATTACGACGCCAAAGCCGAGGACGCATTGCACAAGGGAAAGCGCATTGATACAATGATGAAAACTATTAAATTTGTCGGCGCATTGTATCAGAATGGCAAACCGGGAAAATTCCCCAAATTGGAGGAATTATTTGCAAAGTTGTTCCCCGGCGAAACATTCCCGGCGCACGACGCATTACAGGACGTTAAGGCATTACGCCGATGCGTCCCGGAATTGGTCGAATTGGGGATTATCGAATTGAAGCAAAAGGAATACCCGGCGGAACAACTCAAAGCGAAATTTGAGCCGGAAAAGCCCGGAAACGGGGGCATTGAGTTTTACGACCCGAACCCCGTAACGGAGCCAATCGGAACCGGGAACCCCAAGCGGGAACCCGTACCGGAACCGGAACCAATCCCGGAGCCTCAACGCCCGGCGGTCGCCCGGAATAAGACGACAAAGGATTTGTTGGACGAAACAGATTTTTAGAATATGGCAAAGCGAACGAAAGACGAATTTACACGGGATTGGATAATTGAAAATTCCGTTGAGATTTTGAGCCGATACGAACCCGGAGTTTTGACAATCCGTGCGTTGCATTATCAATTGGTTAGTATCGGCATGACGAACACGTTGCAACATTACAAACGTGTCGTCGCCGCAATGGAGGTCGCCCGGTGGGACGGTCGGGTTGATTTTGAGGCGTTCAGCGACCGAGATAGGGCAATGTGTGGTTATACCCACGCCGAGCCAACCAATTTGGAGGACAAACAGGACGAAGCAAAACAACAGGTTCGGGCGTGGATGCGTTCGTATGGGAAAAACCGTTGGGAAAATCAACCCTATTATCCCGAAATCCTTATTGAAAAGAAAGCATTGGAGGGCGTTTTTGCGAAACCGTGCGCCAAATGGGGCATTGCGGTTGGTGCTTGCAAAGGGTATCCGTCGTTGACGTTCTTATATGAATTGTCCGAGCGTATGCGGGACGCCATAAGCAACGGGAAACAACCTATAATCCTGTATTTCGGAGATTACGACCCGTCCGGGGAAGATATACCCCGGTCAATTGGCGAGAATTTGGAGAAATTCGGGGTTTACGGGGTTGAAATACGCCGTATTGCCCTAATGGAACAACAGGTTATCGAATGGGGATTGCCGCCCGCCCCGGCAAAGGAAACAGACAGCCGGACGGCAAATTGGGACGGATTGGGACAGGTCGAATTAGACGCCGTTAAGCCGGAAAAATTGATTGCTTTGTTGGACGATGCGATTAACGAGATATTCGACCAAGATTTGTACGACGAATTGATTGCAACGGAAGCCGAGGAACGGGAATTGTTCCAAGCCGAGTTAAAACGATACGTTGAGGAAGATTTGTAAAACCGAGCGGGCGGGTTCCCGGCAACAAATAAATTATCAAAAAATGAGCGAGAAAAAAGAAACCGCAAACGTAATGCCGATACCGTCGGAAAAGTCGTTTGCATTATCGAAAGTCAAGACGTTAAAAGACGGCGGGTTGGATGTTCATTATGAAGTTACCGAAACAATCGGCAACGAAAGTTATACGAACAAATACCACGTCGAGAGCGCAAAGGATATACACCCCGATTTGCGGGAATGTTTCGACCGCTTGCGCCCAATCATGGGACGTATTTTCAATATCACGTCCTTTTTGTCAATGGTCGAAACCGACGATTTTAAGGCGAACAAGAACCAAAAGGAGGTCGCCCGCAATTTCGCCGACGAAATGTTGAAAAACATTGAGGTTCGGGGCGTGTCCTATTCCGGTCAAGACGATAACGTTGGGGTCGTCCTTACGGGATTGTTCACGGTATCCAACAACCAAAAGACGGCGATAAATTCGCCCCGTCTGAAATTCAATACCGAAACGTTCGGTTTTGAGGAGGAATTGGAAGCAATCGTTGCGGACATTGAAAACGAGGTTTACGCATTTTTGTTCAAAGGCAAAAAGGCGCAATTGGAATTGTTCGGGGCTGACGGCGAACCCGCACCGGGTTTGGTCGCAGAGCCGGAAAAGGAGGACGGATTGTTCCCGGAGGTCGGCGACCCGGCTAACGAGGACGACCCGGAGGACGAAACGGCGGATATGTAAGCAATGGAGCCGATATTGCTAACAGACCGGGAAGAATACCAATTTGTAACCGATAGGGGGTTTTGCCCCCTATTGGATTACAAGCGGTTTACAATGGATATTCGGTTGCGTGTCGAAATCCAACGGGAATTGTTCGGGTATTGCGTTTTTGGTCGTGGGAATATCCCACAGGCAAACGAACGGTTTTTTAGGTGGATTTGGGAACATAAGCCGCACCAATGCGAGGAAACATTGCGCCCGTTGTCGAGTTATTCCGCCGTTTATTGTTCGCATATCCTAACGAGGGGTTCGCACCCGGAAATGGCGCACGACCCCCGCAATATCAATATCCTTTGTTTTGAAATGCACAACCGTTGGGAAAATGGCGACCGTAAAAATATGCGCATTTATCCCGGAAACGTTAAGGTTATAGAATTATTAAAGAAAGAGTATCAAATTTTGAAATTATGAGCAAAGTTAGAATTACAAATAAACTGATTATAAATTCAGTAGTAGGTGTTATATATCAAATGCACCCTTATCATAACCCGGAAGGTATAAATAAAATAGTTCAAAAAATTAATAAGTGGTGCGATGAAACGCCCGATTGTAACGGGAGTATAAAAGATACATTCAAAATATTTGAATGGAACACGTGGAAAGATTTTGAAAAATGGCTTAATGATTTTTTGAATGATATTTTGGAATTTAGACAGCTAAATATATCACGCAAATTGAAAGACGAGGGAATTAAAGACATTGATGATGAAAGAAACAGCGGAATAAGGTTTGTTGATAGATATACGGTAGAAACACAAGATGAAAGATATACAGATTTTATTGATTTAGATGCTTGTGTAAGAAATATAGTAAGGCAAATACGCTTAATTCAACAAATGGATGAAGATTGTTTTCTTTGCAAGTATGCGAAAGAATACGGTTCTATGGAACCGTCAGAATGTGAACAATGTAAAAATTGTCTTTGTAACCCAAAAATAAGATATAATAGGGAAACTCACCCTATGGCTTTAAAACCTAAAAAAGATTGGACAGAAGAAGAAAAAGAAAAATATAAATTATGAGAACGAAACAAAGAACACCCGATTACGGGGCAATTTCCCGCCGTTCAATCCAAAATGATTTTAAAAGGGTACAAAGGTACCCGGAAAGGGAGAAACGCCCGCAAATCGAAAATCCGCCCGAAATAAATGCAGAAAGACGGGTTTTGTTTGTTAGTGAAAATTCAGCATATTACCGATACCGTTCTTTTTTCGTCGGTAAATTGGTAAGACTAATAAAACAATCAAACGTCGGCGGTTGGATAGTTGGATTTGTTTACGACGACGACCGGAAAGCGATAAATCATGCCGCCGGATGGTCGGATATGAAAAAAGAATATTTGTTGGATGGTATAAAATTTAAGTAGATGAAAATCAAAAAACAAACCGGATATAAAATTGTATATTATACGTTCGTGGCGTTAACGGTTGCGTCATACATTTGGACGTTATGGAGTATTGGAAGTTGGATTTTTAAAGCTATATTTCTATGAGTGTAAACAAAGTTATTTTAATGGGTAACGTCGGAAAAGACCCGGAGTATAAAGATTTCGACAACGGCGGTTCGGTTGCGCAATTCACGTTGGCGACAACTGACAGAGCATTTAAAACGGCAAATGGTACAGAAGTACCGGAGCGCACCGAATGGCACAATATTGTTTTGCAAAATGGATTGGCAAAGGTTGCAAAAGAGTATGTAAAAAAGGGCGATAAACTTTATATTGAGGGGAAAATAAGAACCCGCAGTTATGAGGACAACAACGGCGTCAAAAGATACATTACAGAAGTTTACGGGTTTAATATGGAGATGTTGTCGCCAAAGAAAGACGGACAAACAACGCAGCAGGGAGGCGCACCAACACCGCCGCCGCCAATTCCCGACCAAGACAAAGATGATTTGCCATTTTGAGAATGAGGAACGAAATTAAAATTCAAATCCCGGAGGGTTCCCGGCTGATTGGGACACGGACAAAGGGGCGAACGGTTATTGCTTCTTTTGAATACAATAAGGAGGACGCAGCCGTTCCGGAGCCGGAACCGATACGACCAATTGGTTTTGCCCATTACAAGGAACCCGCCGGGAAAGATAAAAAATAAAGTTATGCAGTTTAATAGCAAAGAATATGACCCCGAAAAACACGACCGTTGGCGTGCGTTGACCGTAAAACAGCCATACGCAAATGATTTGGTAACGGAGGCGTACAAGGACGAAAACGGTATTGTTTACGGGAAAAAGACAATTGAAGTTCGGAGCAAAAACACGTCATACCGTGGCGACGTGCTGATATGTTCCGCAGCGTCCCCGGTTTATCCGGGAATGGAAAGCGGCGTTACTTTGGGATTGGTTGAGTTGTACGACGTAAAGCCGATAAAAGAGTTTACGCCGGAGGATTGGGAAAACACCCGGATTCCAAAGGAAAAGAGGGCAAAAATAACAAAGGGTTTCGGATGGATGATGCGCAACCCAAGACGTGTTGTTGAAATGCCAATTAAGGGGCAATTGAGTATCTATAATCTTGTATATACCAAGGGCGAAATAATACAATACCCCCGGAAAATGGTAATTGACAAAAAGAGTTGGGAACAGATAAAAAAACAGATAGAGAAATGAAAACAATCGGATTCCATATTGGACGTATCGGGTTTTATTTGTATCTGCAAAGTTTGTGGAAGTATAAGCAATTTTATTTGACGCCCGGAGTTATGGTTGAGGGCGTAAAAGGACATGACGTTTATTTAGATATTGAAATTAAATTGCTTTGTTTTTCCGTTGGTTTCCGGCTGATATGGATAAAAACCAAAAGAAATTATTACATTTGTAATGTAAAATACTAAAAACGTGAGCGATGAAAGAGATAACAAAAATATTGCCATTAAATGAGGCGGCAAAGTTTCAAAAATCCGCAGGCAAATATGATTGTACAATTACGGAATTGGCTGTAATGGGAGCAGGGAAAGCAAGAATTTCAATTTCCGGAACAGAGGAAAATTTGGATTTGTTGGTTAGTTCGATAGAAAATGAGAATAAAGAAACCACATCCGTTTGAACCCGGGCGTGAATATAACCCCGGCGAACGTGCAGTTTACCGGGGTATGGTAATAATTGCGGAAAGATGGGTTAAACCGTCTGATAAACTGATTGAAAAGGTTGGCAAATTTGTATGTTTGAGTAGATGCGCATGTTGCGTTATCCATAAAGACGATTGTCCGGCGGTTGGGCTTAAATGTTACAGAACAAGCCGGAGCGATAACAAAGTAATATATTTCAGAAAATTGTATAACATAACAGAAAAAAAGCGATGAAAAAGATATTTCAATTAATAGTATCAATCCCGCACGATAAATTATTGCATATTATAGCGGGAATGATTGTTGTAATGTTGGTTTTGCGTTTGGTTTCATTTATCGGGATTCCGGGAATGATTGCACGTATTATCGCATTGATAGCAGTAATTTTAACCGGGGTATTGCGTGAGGTTTACAACAAAAAACACGGAGGCGTATTTGATAAAAAAGATTTGTACGCCACAATTTCCGGAGGACTGATTGTTTTATTATTAACCGTTTATTAATTGGATATGGAAAAAAGAAGTTTTATTCCGTTTGATGCGGAAACGTTTTTGATGATTGAAGATGTAACGGGAACAGAACCGGAAGTTACAGAGAAAGAAAATTACTTTGAACTTAAAATGTACGCCCCGGACAAAGAGGAAAGAATAATTGAAGCCGCAATATATGCAGTTCAAGGCAGATACGGAAAAAGAATAAAAGACGTAAGGACGATTAAAGAACAAAACCTTTTGCGTGGTGCAATATTCTTTGTTGAATACGAAAAAGGGGCGGGAAATTTGCCAAATGAGTTGCGCACAAATTTAGGTATGCCGGACGAAACCGCCGGGGATATTTATTGCCGCCGATTGTTAGAAGTTCGTGCATTACCCGTAAAGCGTGATAATTGGGAAAAATTGCAGATTTTTACCGGAGGCGGAATAATGCAGATTCCGAGAACGCCCGGAGGTTTGGCGGTTTATTCATTCCCGACCGAAAACGGCGTAATGTTGGACGTACCGGAGGGAAATTTTATTGTATTGACACCGGACGGAAAATTTGGCAAAATGGATATGCAAACGTTTATGGCTAATTTTGAAGAAAAAGACGCCAATACCGCCGGATTGACCTTTGACGAAAAGAGATTGTTTGAAAAGATGAATAAACTTTTCGGCAAGAATATAGAAAAAAGATTGGGAAAATTAGCCGAGGAATACAACGAATTGTTTGAAGCGTTTGAAAGATATTTAAGCAGGGAAAAAACGCAAAGAGAAATAAACGAAATTAATCCCGGAACGCATGATATTATCGACGAATTGGCGGACGTAAACGTTGTTTTATTCCATATTGCGGCATTATTAGGGTATAGCCAAAAGGAATTGCAGGAAATGGCATATACTAAAATTGCAGGACGTGAGAAAACCCCGTAATTTATGCGCAAACACCCACACAACAAACCGGAAAGCCCGGTTTGCGGTAATATGCAGCAGGAAACCGCCGAACAATACAAACATTTTGAGAACCGTTTTAACAAAAGACTATGACAAACGAAGAAAAAGAAGAATTAAGAAAAAAAGCGTTGTTCCTTACAAATACGGCGTATCTTTTGGCGGACATGGCACATACATGCGTTTTTTACGCTGATGATAAATTAAACCATTTAGGCAAATGCTTTGAAAAGGGCGAAAAAATGAGATTCAAAAAAGCCGCAAAGTTGACAAAAGAAGCATTTAAAGCCGTCAAGGAAATAACGGAACCATTGTATAATATTACCGACGTTGATAATGCGTGTATTGATAGCGATTATCTTTTGGAAGTTATTCAGTTGGTAATAAACAGAACCGACGAAACCGAGGAAAGCAAAACGGCGATGTTGGAATACATAAAGAAGTTACCACAAATTGAACATATAGAAGTTTAAGCGTATGAAAAAAGATTTTAAACAAGAACTAACCGAACTTATTAATAAGCACGGTTTAGAAAAGGAAATGAGAGATACCCCGGATTTTATTTTGGCACAAGTTTGTATTGATGCAATGGCGGTATTTTCGGAAGCAATCGCCCGCCGTGACGAATGGCACGAATTCAGAAAGGCAGACGAAAAGAGTTCGCAGGATGCAAAACACAATTACCCGGATGATTGCAATATTTGCAAAGACCGTTTTAAATGTGCTGACTTTATGAGAACGCAACCAATTGCAAATCTGATTCAGCGTTTCAAGACGACAACGGACAAAGAGGAAAAAACAGCAATCGCCGGATTGCTAAAACAGATAAACGCCGATGCGTCGGGAAAGCCTCAAAATGATATACCGGAAGAAGTAAAAGAAGTTGCCGGAAAGTTGGCAAAGGCTTTTGGCGCACGTGTTGAGATACACCGTATTGAGATACCGGAAAAGAAACGTAAGTTTAGAAAGAAACCAAGAAAGGAGCAAGGCAATGAAACCCATTGAATTTCCCGGCGTGAATGTAGTATTTGCAAAAGACCAACCGGAATACATGCCGTTACCTGCAATGAAAATCCCCAATGACCCGCAGGGGCTTATAATTACCAAATGGCAGTTATCCCCGGAAGAATTGGAGAGAGTAAAAGAAACCGGAACAATACATTTGTCTATGCTGACGTTTAACCAACCATTGCAACCCGTATTGTTAACCGTAGATTTACCAACAGAAAAATAATAAAGTTATGGATAAAGAAACATACGTAAAAAGAATGGCAGAATTAGCCGGGATAAAACGAAAGGCTTTGGAGTACAACAGAAAGGAAAGAGAAAAAGCCGCAGAAAGTTACATAACAGAAAATTGTCCGTTTAAAAAAGGCGATAGAATAAAATACAACGGAAAGCCCGGAAAGATAGAAGTTATCAAGGTAGAACACAACGGCGATTTTTCGTATGAAGTTAGGTTTGACAAAAAGAACGGTACGCCGTCAGTTATAGTAACAAGTATTTACCCATTGTTGAAAACCGACAAAATGGAAAAAGAATAAAAAACGCCCCGGAATTATAACCGGGGCTTTGCCGTTTAGGTACCGGAATGAAAGAAAGCCAAAATTAGCCCCGTAGGGCGACGAAAATACAAAAGACAATAAAAGTATCAAGGAACAAACGAAACCCACTTAAAACGAAAATTACCCGAAAACAGCAAGCAAAGGGAAAGCGACGTTTGAGAGGAAAGCAAAGTAAACGGCTTTGCTGTTATAAAAAGGTTTGAAAAATGGAAGCGAGTAAAAGACAAAGGGGCGGACGCCCGAAAATGTGCAAACGAACAAAAGACCAAAGGGAGTTTGATTTGGCTTTTTGTTCAAATCTGTTTTTACGTGGTTACACGTATAGGGAGATTTCGGAAAGACTGAATGAGGAAAACGCCCGGCGTGGCGTCGGTTATACCATAACAAAACAAATGGTATATTGGGATATGCAACAATTGCTAATTGAGTGGAAACGTGAACGTATGGAAAATATAGACGATTACGTTACGCAGGAATTGCGAAAGTTGGATAAAATGGAGGTTGAATTGTGGGAGGCGTGGGAACGTTCAAAGACCGGGAAATTGCGAGAGAAAAACAGACAGAACGCAAAGCCCCGTAAAGTGTTGGAGGATGGCGACAACCCGGAATATTACGGGTATGAGGAAACCACAACGGAAACGTCCGCCGGAAACCCCCGGTTTTTGGATTTGCTTTTGAATGTGCAGCAACGCCGGGCAAAGATGTTGGGATTTGATGCGCCAATAAAAGTTGATATACCGGGATTGAAAGAAAATACAAATAGCGATGCGCCGAAATACGATGTATCAGCAATCCCGGACGACCTATTGTTTGCGGTCGCCGATAAATTGCAAACAGCAGAATATAAAAAACAATTAGCAGAAAAAGGAGTAATTGACGATGGTACGAACAACAAAGAATAATATCAAGAAAAAAGATGAACCGAAACCCGTACACACGTGCGGGAATTGTGGTTGGGGTAAATATTATTACGACCATTCAAATTTGGATATGGACGGGAACCCAATTTGTTTAAAATGCCCGTTTGTCGAAAATCGCAGTATAATACGTTCGGAAAAAGCGTGCGACAAATGGAAAATGAAACAATAAATTGGTTGTTTTTTAAGATTTCCGGTTTTTAAGTCAGAAAAAATACGGGGGTAAGACAAAAATATATGGTCTATTTTTAAGAATTAAACAAAATGGATAAAGAACAATTGCTTAAAATGTATGCAGCATTGAAAAACAACCCCGGCGAGATAGTAAAAGCGGCGGCACGCCATAGGCTGATAAACTTTGCCCGGTACATGCAACCGGATTTGGCTTTGGAACCGTTCCACGTCGTTTATTATACGCTATTGGATAAGTTCGCCCACGGGGAAATAAAAAAAATGATTGTGCAAATGCCGCCCCAGCACGGAAAATCGGAGGGTTCAAGCCGAAAATTACCCGCTTTTATGTTAGGATTGAACCCGGACACAAAAATTTGTATTGGTTCGTATGCCGCCACAATTGCAAGGGATTTTAACCGGGACGTACAAAGAATAATTGACACCCCAAAATATCGGGAAATATTTCCGAAAACCTTTTTGAATGGTTCAAATGTGGTAACGATGACAAACTCGTATTTACGAAATTCTGACGTTATAGAAATGGTTGGGCATAAGGGTTCGTTGCGTGTTGTAGGTCGTGGCGGTGCGTTGACGTCAAAGACCGTTGACGTTATGATTATGGACGACGTTTACAAAGATTATTCAGAGGGTAACAGCCCGATTGTACGCAATGCGGCGTGGAAATGGTACACGACCGTTGTAAAAAAGCGTTTGCACAATAAATCGCAAGAACTGATTGTATTTACCCGATGGCATGAGGAAGATTTGATTGGTAAGATTGAAAAGGGAGGCGAAAAGATTATTGATATTAAAAGTTGGGACAGCATTAAAAATATTCCGGATGGTGCATGGGTTCGCATAAACTTTGAAGCGTTGAAAACCGGGGAACCAAACGAGATTGACCCAAGGGAACCGGGGGCGGCTTTATGGGAGAGTATGCACAGCCGGGCAAAATTGGAGCGTGAAAGAGCGTTAGACCCAATACAATTTCAATGCTTAGACCAAGGAAACCCCGGAAGTGCAGAGGGTAGATTGTACCGGAACCCGTTCAGAACGTACGTTGACAAATCAGAATGGGGAACGTTCGTGCGTAGTGGTAATTATACAGACGTGGCAGACGAGGGCGACGACTTTACATTTTCGGCGTGTTATGACGTTTACAAATCCGGTAATGAGGCATGGAACGAACAAAAGAAACGGTTTGAACCGATTTTGTATGCGCTAATTACTGACATGGTATTTACGCAGGAAAATACAGAAGTAACAGCCGTTACCGTCCCGGAAATGATAAACCGTTGTGGAACGCAAAAAGCATGGATTGAAAGTAACAACGGCGGTGCCGGGTTTGAAAAGTTGATACGTAAAAAGATAAAAGCGATTTCCGAACCATTTTACCAAGGTGCCAACAAGGAAAGCCGCATTATAACAAATTCGGCAAGCGTCAACGCCCAAATCATAATGCCGTTAGGATGGGAGGAACGTTTTCCAAAGATACATGAACACGTAACCGGGTTTTTGCGTGATTTCCCAGCAAATGAGCATGACGACCCGGAGGACGGTTTGACCGGAATATATGAAAAGGAATTGGCGGACGGCGATACAAGACCATACAGCCAAGCAACAAGGGGCATTAAACGTCGTAATTAGCATTTTATTTCATATATGCAAGGATTTAGCCGAAAATATTATAACTTTGCAATAAGTAATGGGGCAAAGGGTTAGCCCCCGGAGATAATAACAAAAGTTTTAACGTTAAAAAATTAAGATTATGGCTATTTGTAAATGCCCGGCAGCAGCAGCGTTGCCAAACATTCCAAACTTTACGTGTGCCGAGAGTTTCGGACAGATTCAGAAAGTAGCGTTTCAGAGATTGTATAAAAGCACCGGAGTAAAAAATTCATTTACCACGACGGCGGGTATTGGGAAAAAAGCGTCATGGACGCCGTTGTTATCGGCAGAGGACGACACGAAAGTTGTTGTCTCCCCGTATATCCAAGCACCGACAGCAGAAGCAGGCGCACCCCGTACGTTCGGCGGAGGAAACGAAACGTTGGGCGGTATTGAAGAAATTATTGGACGTGAGCCAACCCCATTTACGGCGGTTATGCGTAAAATGCCGCAATCACTGATTAAAGCATTGAAAGATTTGCAATGTGAAAGCGATTCCCAAAATTTGGGGGTTTATTTGTTTGATGAAAACGGCGCAATTGGTGCATTGCAAGACCCGACAACAGCAACAACGCATTATCCTATTCCAATTCGTTCTTTGTTTATCGGGGATAAAACATTGGGAGGATTTGAGGCACCCGATAGCAACGCAATACAATGGACGTTTTTACCTAATTGGTCGGATGATTTGGCTATTATCGTACCGGAAGATTTTAACCCGCTAACAGACTTAAAAAATGCAGCAGGGTAAACAAACAATAGTGACGTTGGAAAATGAAACATTGAAAACGACACGAGATTTTGAAGTTAGCCACGCCGAAAGACTTTTAAAAATGCCAAATAACGGCGGTTGGCAGTTACCGGAAAATAGTAAATTTGAATTTGACAAAGAAAATGGGCTTAGATATAAGAGAAATAAAAAAGCAGATAACGGAGCCACGGAACAAAGCGGCGATAAGTAGGGCGATTTACCACCAAAACCGCATACGATTTCATGCGGAAAAGGCGTTGACGCCATACATTACGCAACCCGTGACCGATTTTTTGGCTTATGTTTCAAACCTTATACCCGCAGACAAATTCAAAGTGTTCAAAACATTGTTCCGTTACCCCGTAAAGACAAACGAGGTAACGGGCGTTTGTTTTGATAAGTTGAGCCGCATTTTTGACGGTCGTAACCCGGCGTTCAATTATCAGTTTATGAACAGCGAACAAAGGGACGATTGGGAGTATTACAGACAACACGTATTGGATGAACCCGAAATTTGGAGCACAAAGGGATGGGAATATTTCAAAACCGAAATTAACAGCGTATTAATTGTTGATTTGCCAAAAGAGCAATCCCCCAGCGATAATTACCCGCAACCGTACTTTTATTGGTTGCCAATTGAACACGTTATTTCATACAAGGCAGACAAAACAACGGGCGTTATGCGTTGGATAATATTCCGGCAGGACGACAACCGTATTGCCGTAATTGACGATGAACGATACCGGGTATTTACCGAGGAAAAAGGCAATATTGGTGAATTGCTGATTGATAGCCCGCACGATTTGGGATATTGCCCAGCACGTTTTTTTTGGAACGAACCATTGAGTTTGAGAGAACCGGACGTTAAGGCGTCCCCGTTAACAACCGAGTTGGAAAGTTTAGATTGGTTCCTTTTTTATCATTTATCAAAGAAAAATTTGGATATGTACGGGTCGTACCCGATTTATTCCGGATATGAACAAAGTTGCGATTTTACGAACGGCGAAAACGGCGATTATTGCGACGGCGGGTTTTTGAAAGATAAACAAGGCTATTATAAATTAGACCAAGCGGGTTTATTGATGCGTTGCCCGAAATGCGGAGATAAACGAATTGTCGGGGTTGGTTCATTCATTGAAATTCCGGTACCGGACGGCGACAAACAGCCGGATTTGCGCAACCCGGTTCAGATGTTGACCGTTGACCGTAATAGTTTGGATTATAACGTTAGCGAGGAAGAACGGTTGCGTACAAACATAATTACGGCGGTTGTTGGTACCAACGAGGAAATAACAACCCGTGAAGCATTAAATGAACAGCAAATTAAAGCCAATTTTGAAAGCCAAAGCACGGTATTAAACCGAGTAAAAAAAGGCTTTGAGGCGGCGCAAAAGTTCGTTGACGAAACCGTTTGCCGTTTGCGTTATGGAACAATGTTTGTTTCGGCAAAAATCAATTATGGCACCGAGTTTTATTTGTCTGATGCAACCCAATTGCGAGAACGTTATAAGATGGCGAAAGAAAGCGGAGCAAGCGAGGGGGAATTGGATGCGCTACAAAATCAGATTATCGAAACGGAGTACAGACACGACCCAATACAAATGCAACGTATGTTAGTGTTGGCAGAATTGGAGCCGTACCGACATTTGACACGTCCGGAAGTATTAGAATTGTACGAAAAACAGCTAATTACCGAGGATGAATTGCGCATTAAATTGAATTTCGCTAATTTTGTGCGTAGGTTTGAACGTGAGAATACAAACGTTTTGGAATTTGGCAGCCAAATACCATTTTCCAAGAAAATTGAAGTAATAACAAAAAAAATTTATGATTATGCGAGTGAAAGCAGAAACAGAGGGTAAAACAAAGGACGTCGGATTGTTGGACGTTACCCCGGAAAATTTCATTGTCCCAAAAGGGGAAGAAAGTTTTTATCATTGTCGTATTGAGGTTGTAAAATTCAACCAAGAAACGGGCGAAAGAATTTCACGACCACGTATGCAGGTTTTCGGAAAAAAGTTCTTTGAAACATTCGGATTGCACAATTTGCGAAAAATGGGTTATAAAGTTGACATTATGCACGACCCGAACGTTTGGGAGGCAGCGAACAAAGAAAAGATTGAAGCCAGCAAACGAGCAAAGGCAGAAGCAGCAGCAAAGGCGGCAGCAGAAGCAAAGGCGGCAGAACGTGAACAAATGAAAGCCGAAATTATTGCAGAACTGACAGCCGCCGGAGTTATCCCAGCAGAACCAAAGAAAGCCGGACGAAAACCAAAAGCCGAAAAAACAGCAGAAGCAGAGGAAGCGGCAGGCGATAGCCCGGAAAACAACGAGAATGTTTAACCATTAAAAATTACGAATATGGCACAGATTGCACAGCAAGACAATTTGGTTATTGAAGTAACCACAACCGCCGCAGCATTGGACGGCGACA